CCTGATGCGGGCGATCCAGACCAGAATCAAGTTTGGGGCCAAGCTGCTGGTCGGATTCAGCAAGGGGACCTTTGGGCTCAACGGCAAGGCGATTGCGTCCGATCCGCAGGACCCGGACTACTATCCCGACTGGAAGGAGCTGTTGGTTAAGGAGGCTCCCGACATTGTGGCCGATGTGGCCCGGGATGCCTTCGAGGGAACCAAGGTTGTCACCGACGATGGTTCCAGCCTGGACGAGGACATTGACGCGCTGGTTGGCGAGTTCGAGGATGAGGTCACGGCAGCGGAGGACCCTTCGACTTCGAGCGAGAGATAAGCGATTTTCTCAAGGGCCGCGGCTGCACCCCAAAGAAACTGGCCGAGTGCACGGGGCGCAGCGGTGGCAACCTTGACCTGCTTTGCGACAATTGCGACGAGGCCGACTATGTGCCTAACCCTTATGTGGTGCAGCTCTGGAAGGCCTCGTTGCTCATGGATGCCGGCTTCCCGGCTGGTCCCGACCTGTATGAGATGGAGTTCTGGCAGGATTTGGGACTCTTCCGGCGAATGCTTGCCGCCCACACGATGACCGGGCCAATGGGGTAGTCAATGAGTAGCAATACCGTTGCAATCGAGCTTCAGACGCACGGCACCGAGCAGGCTAGCAGGGCGATCGGCACTGTCAGAGACAAGCTCAAGGAGCTGGCGACCGGCGCCTCCCACGTTCAAATCGGCATGGCCAACATTGCCAAAACGATGGCCTCGACGGCGACGATGATGGGGGCGTGGAAGGCCGTCAACTTCGCGGAGAGTCAGTATCGTGGGATCGTTCGCGCAGCTGCCGACTTCCAGCGTCTCACCTACTCCCTCAATCTGTTCTCGGAAAGCGCCCAGGAAGCAAAAGAGGCTGAAGCCTGGCTGACCGATCTCGGGGTAAAGTCCTTCGGGATCAAGCGCATGGAAAAGGCCTACGTGGATCTCCGGAGTGTGGGCCTGAAACCGCTCCGGGAAGAGCTTGAAGGTCTGGTCGGCTACATGATCGGGGTGCAGAAAACTCCCGAGCAGTTCTCCGAGAGCATCGAGAAGATGTCCCAACTCTTCCAGAACAGCGCCATTGGCTTCGACGATGCCTTCCGGGAGATCACCGAACACTACCGCTTTGCAGCAAGCGCCCTAAAAGAGATGTTGGGAACGACCGAGTACGAGCTGAGCGACCTGTCGCGGAAGCGGGCGGTGGACTTCTCGACCCTGATTCGCTCGATCCTTCAATATGCTGCACAGAACTATCGAGGTGGTCTCGAAGGTTCAACCGATATGTGGGACATGCTGGTACTTGGCTTCAAGAACCGCATGGAGTTGCTGCAAAAGATGGTAACTCAGGGGGATTGGTTCCCGCAATTGCGGACCTGGCTGCGCTCGATCAATCAGGAAATTGACGATCTTCGCCGAAACGGCAGTCTTGAAGCCTGGGCCTTTGAAATCAGCGAAGCCCTCCGAGATCTGGTGCAAAGCATTGCCGGCGGGGAGCTTAATCTCAAGACCTTCAAAGACATAATCATTGGAACGATCAAAGGGACCAGGGAGTTTGTGGAGGCTTTGAAGGCCCTCAAAGACAATCTCTCAGCGGTATGGGGGGTGGTTTCCAGCATATCTCCTGGTGGTGCAGCGGCAGTTGGGATCATCACCATGTATCTTTTTGGATCGCAGCCGGCCTTTGTGCTGAGTCTGATCGGCGCTGCGGTGGTGCTTCTGGACCGGCTCGCAGACAAGCAGGCTACTCTGCCAAGCTTTCTCCCTCTTGGGGCGGCCGGCTGGTACGATGGGGTTGGCATCGATGACCTCGGGCACAATCTCGGGGAATACCAGGATGTTGATATTGGTGCTTACGCCAAGGGGCTATACGAGAAGCTCAAAGAGCAGATTTCGCAGAGGTTTGAAGCCACCAATGCCGTCAAGAAGATGCGGGCGATGGCTGAGCGAACCGGGGTGCTTGGATCCTTTGCCGGGGAAATGCCAAGTCCTGGATCAGTCCGAAAACCGATTCCACCGCTCCCGCCCGAGCATATCTCTCGTTTGAAGAAGGCGGGCTACACCGATGAGCAGATTGCGGCGATGACCGCCAGCCGCTTCCACGGAAGATCTACGCAGGACGAGGTTCATCGGCAATGGAAGACTGGCTACGGGGCGCTTCCTGGAATGTTGGGGGCAGAAGTCGCTCAAAAGGACCTTGAGATACAGGCGTCCACTGCGATGCGCAGCCTAAAACGTGACTCCAGGCTGGCTGGGTTGAGTGAATATGAGCGTTTTGCTGAAAACGAGCGGATCAAATACGACAAACTTTGGGACAGCTTGGCCCAGCAGTGGAAGCTGATTGATATAAAGGCGCAGGCAATCGTCAAGGCGAATGGCGATGGGTATGCCGCTATGGAATCGCAGTTTCAGGCGGTTCGCGATCAAAAAATGGAAGCTGAAAAGCTCCTTGCTACCATACTCGAGAGGGAGAAAGCAAAGTACGATGAGCTCGGCAATGAACGGCTCCGTGAGGTCGTCCAGTCGATAGACCGATTCAAGGAGCGCTACCATGATGCCCAGGTGGAAGCGGCTCAGGTTGGCGATGAGCTGAAGGGGGATCTTCTTGGCTTGAAGGGAATGGACCTGGATGCTGCCGAAGCAAATACCAATCGGCGCATCTCGAATTGGATACAAAGCATCGACCGCACCGGGGAGGCGCTGTATCAGCAGTACACCGAGGCGTGGCAGAAGATTGCCAAAACCCAGCCCGAGGGCTGGGAAAAGATGCACGATGAGATCAATGATCTTTTTGCTCAATGGTCCAAGTACGCGACCACGAAGAAGGCGGAAATCACTGCCGCCGGCAAGGAATGGGCCGACCTCTACATTGAGTCTGCACGAGTGGCTCTGAAGGCGCGGAAAGCAGATGTAGAAACGGCATGGCAGGAGGTGTTTGGCTCAAAGAGCGACCTCGGCAAGGCACAATCCGAACAATTGCTGTTGCAGGGAATACAGCAGGGCCTACAATTCCAGGCCGGCTCGAAAGAGCGAGAGAGGCTGTACGAGATCTTCCAGCGTAAGGCCTGGGAAGCGAGAACTCTTGGCAGCAGCGATATGGCTGGTGGCATGGCGATTGGCATGCAAGAATGGGAAAAGGCCATTCCATCGCAGGCGGAGCTTGGACTTGAAGCCGTGAATGCATTCCGCAGCGGGATTGAGGGGCTCTCTTCGAGCATTGCCGACCTACTTGTGGACGGGAAGGCCAACTTCGAGGACCTTGCCAGGTCGGTTGCCAAGAGTCTGGCCACCATGACGCTCAATGCGATTATCGCAACCACTGTGATGAATGCTCTAAATGCTGTTACCGGCTTTCGCTCGGTTGGGAAAGCTCCCTTCAGCGGCTTACTTGCTTCGGGCTACAGCATCACGCCGCGGGCGGCTGGCGGCGCAGTCTCTCCCGGTGAATGGTATCTGGTCGGCGAGAAGGGACCGGAGTTGTTGCGGGCTGGTGGTTCCGGCCATGTGCATCCCAATCGTGAGTTTGGTGGTGGATTGCAGACCACCATCAACGTCACCGTGAATGGTGGTGCCAGTGGTTCTGGGAAGCCTAGCGACAATAAGGCGATGGCCGATCAGCTGGCGAGTGCCGTGAAGGCGACCTTCAACGACTATCTCCGTGAGCAGATGCGGCCTGGTGGACTCTTGAACCAGGGGAGGACAAGGTAATGCAGGATCGATTTGTCTCAGTTTTGCTGGTGCTCTGTCTTTGGTCGGTGGTTGGGATATCAATGTACGTCTATGGTCAAGAGTCACTTCAGATTGTGTCACAGGCCGTTACTGGTCTCTTTGCCCTGCTGAATCTTGGCCGCGTAGCTCAAAACACTAAACCGTCAAAGAAGGAGTCGCCGTCTGATGGAAACCTTCCCAACGGGAATCTTCCCGGAGTATGAGGGTAACGGGCGGACCGTTATTCCGAGGGTGCGAGAATCAAAATTGGGGGACGGCTACGCGCAGCGGTGCGCCGATGGTCTGAACACCCTCGATGAACAAAACACCTGGAACTTTCTACTGAGCGATGCCGACGCGGATACGCTCGAAGCCTTCTTTGCGGCCCGCGCCGGATGGGATGCTTTCAATTGGCAGCCACCGCGCTATGCGGCTTCGGCCAAGTGGATCTGCACCACCTGGAGCCGTGAATATCTGGCCGGGGGCTGGTCACGCATGACAGCCACCATCAAACGGGTTTGGGATTTCTGATGGCAAATCATCCATTTTCAACCGACGTTCACAGTGCCAGCCTGGGCGAAGAGATCGAGCTCTTTCAGGTCGATCCTCGCCCTATCGATCCGGCGGCTTCGGTCATGCATTTTTGCTCATCGATCAAGACGACAGGCGCCGTGAAGTGGAAGAACGCGGCTGGGACCGGATGGGTGGACTATACCCCGGTTCCGATCGAGGCTGAGGGGTTTCAGGCGACCGCCCAGGGCACGTTGCCAAGGCCGCGGTTGCGAATCTCGAATATCCCCTCGCTGGGCTCGCTCGTTGGACCCCTTTTTTCTACCCTGCAGCAGTATCAGGATCTTATCGGGGCGAAGGTCACGCGCTACCGGACCCTTGGGAAATACCTCTACGGCGGGGCTGCGGCAGACTACCATGCGCACTGGCCGCCCGACACTTACGTGATCTGTCAGAAGACCGCGCAGAACCCGCTCTATGTTGAATGGGAACTGGCTCCACACTTCGATGCGCATGGCATCAAGCTTCCAAAGCGATTGCTGTTGCGCGATGTGTGCCAGCTCAGATACCGGGTGTGGGATGCTGCCAATGCACAGTGGATCTACGATGATACCGAGAATGCCTGCCCGATTCAGAATCGACTGTTGACTGTAGGTGGCAATGAATTTGATTTCTCAGAGGTTGGAAACTGGCATCTCGGGACTGATTGGTCGATCAGTGGCGGCAAGCTCAATCACGCCGCCGGAAACTCTATAGGCGTCTGGACGATGGCATACATTTGGTCCTACGCCAAGCCGTACATCGGCGTCTATTGCGAGTTTGACGCAACAGTATCGGCAGGATTGTGTTATTTCGGAATCTATCGTGAGGATATTCCTGGTTATGGCGGTTGGGGTGATGGTTGGGTGACTGTGAATGAAACGGGGCACTATTCCACGATTGCGGTTTCGACATGGAATTGCAACCACAAAATTGTCTTTTCGGCTGATGGCTCGTTCGCTGGCAGTATCGACAACCTAAAAGTAGACGCCTATATCGATGAAGCCGGGCGCCCCTGGAATGACCCATCCAAGGATGTATGCGCTCATAACTTTTCAGCCTGCCAGGCACGCTGGTATTTACAGGCCATGCCATTCATGGGCTTCCCCTCAATCGCCCGAGTGAGGATCTGATATGTTCTCCGCCGAAGTAACTGCTGGCATCAAGGCGCATGCACTCCGGGCCTGGCCCGAGGAGTGCTGCGGAATCGTGGCCCACAACCAGTATATACCGGTCACAAACCGCCACAAATCGCCGAAAGATCATTTCTTGATGGATCCATCGGACTACCTACCGCTGGCCCTCGGGCAGCTCCAGGCGATTGTACACAGTCACACCAACGACAAGGACTGGCCCTCCGTTCGGGACCAGGAGGAGCAGATGCGGAGCGGGGTACCCTGGGGGATCTGTGTGGCACGGGAAACCTGGGTCTCTCAGCCGTTTTGGTTCGGCGACCAGGCGCCGATCCCGCCTCTCAAGCAGCGCCAATTCAGGCACGCCGTGACCGACTGTTACGGCCTGCTGCGCGATTGGTATCGGGTGCATCGCAAGATTACATTGCTCAATTTCGTGCGTGACGAGGATTGGTGGGATAAAGGGCACAATCTCCTGGTGGAAAACTTCGGCCTTGCTGGCTTTGTCGAGATCGACCCGGCGGTGCTCAAACGCGGCGACGTGGTATTCGGAAAGGTTGTCTCGAAGCATGTCAATCACTGCGGAGTCTATCTCGGCGACGGCATGATCCTGCACCACCTGCCGGGTCGGCCAAGCCGTCTGGACATGCTCGGGCCGTGGAAAAAGCTCATCACCCACTATTTGAGGTATGTCGGATGCTGAGAGATATCTACCTATACGGGGACCTGGCGGAGCGTTTTGGAGATCACCATCGCTATGCGGTCAAATCTATCCCTGAGGTCATGTGGGCGCTGGATGCCAATCATGGCGGGTTTCTCAAAGCAATCCGAAGAGACGGTCAGTACCGGGTGGTCTGTGGCCCGTCGCTGGATGACGACACCTCGACTCAACTCGGCGTGGACCAGCTTTGGATGAGTTTTGGCCGAGGAGCCTTTCATATCGCCCCAGTAATCGAAGGGGCTGGGGGTGGCGGCAGCGGCAAGGCAATTGGAAGCATCGTCTTGGGCGTAGCTCTCATGGCAACCGGCATCGGTGGTGCTCTCTATGCGAGCGAAATGCTTGCGACCGGCCTTGGAACGGCCCTGCCGGGCTTTGCCGGCACTGCCTTCGGGATTACCTGGGGGAGTGTTGCACTCCTTGGTGCGGCCATAACCCTGGGAGGTATCTCTCAGGTGTTGAGTCAAACTCCTGAAATCCAGTCCTACGATGTTCGCGAATCTGAAAAGAATCGCAAATCCTGGATATTCAACGGCCCGCGCAATTCGGTCGAGGAGGGCGGGTGCCTTCCGGTCGTCTTCGGGCGGCACTGGATCGGTTCGACACAGGTATCGGCAGGCATTGATATCAAAGAGGCAAAGCTATGATTAGCGGTGGTGGCGGTGGTGGCAAGGGTGGTGGTGGTCGTGGTGGTGGTGGGTCCGGTCCGGCTCGGGCCTCCTCGCGCAAAGCCGACCCTTACAGACAGTCGCTTCGGTCGCATGCCGTCGCCGAAGTGGTGGAAGTCCTTTGCGAAGGGCCAATCCTTGGTCTGGCGGCCGAAGTCGACGAGGG